AAAATCGAGAGCCGTATCTTTAATATAATCCGACGATTCTAAGACATTAACATCAGATAAACCTCTAGCAAAATATCCACGAACTTGTTTTTGTAGAGTTTCATTGTGGTCATTCAATTCTGATTTAAGAATTGTAGTCAGAGTCTCAACAGAAGGGTGAGTGTTATATTTTTTCTTGTGGTCAAAAATCTTTCCAATGAAAACCTGAAGATATTTAAACTCCAAAAATTCTATATTAAGAACTTCCAACATACGATCAGAAAAGACCCGATCCTCTAAAATGATAAAGGCAAGTTTCTCTTGAAACGATTTACCATACTTGGAAAAAGAAACACTATTATTGTTTGACACATTAACCTCTTGGGGATGGACTAAATATACTCGACATTGGTCCAAACGTCAATAAGAAAAATTTTTTTTCTCAATACTTGTTTACAATTAATCTAAACTTTTGAAACATGTTTTCCCAGTCATAATCTGTCAAACCATCCCTAGTCAACATTTTTATAAATTCCGTATAGTTAAACAGAGGTTTAGAATTTTTAACACTTTCTCTCACCATTTGGCTACTCGAATATGATAAATTTGGAGAATAAAGTTGCATTAAATTATAATTTAATTCTACCTTTTTTTTATCGGCCAAAATAAGTTGATACGCCTTAGATTCCTCTATTCGTTTTTCACAAAGTTTAAATAATTCATCTAAAGTTAAAGTTTCATCTTTCTCCAATTCGGGAAAACTTTTTACTATGGTTTTAAGTCCAATGCCCCTCACCCCTTCAATATTATCTGATTTATCCCCATCAATGGCCCGCGCAAGAGCAAAATTAGTAGGGTGTATCTTATATTGTTCCACTACTCGGGATTCGTTCAAAACCTCTTTTTGAGTTGGGCGATAAAGAACTGTTGTTTTATCACATAATTGAATAAAGTCTTTATCCGCTGATACAATAACTTTTATTTTTTCTGAAAAAGACGGGAGCCCACAAATAAATGCAATTACATCATCGGCTTCAACATCCTCCACCATAAATTGCATAACGGGCGTTTGATTCAGATAATCAATTGTTTTTTTGATTTGGTCATATTTGTTTTGACTCTCCTCAAGAGGGGTTAAACCTTCATACGCTCGATTAAGTTTTATTGGCTTCCGACCCTCTTTATACTGTTTGAGAAGGGCTCTGCGTTTTGTGGAGCCACCCCCCCCGTCCCAGACCACATAAACATTGGCCGGATTTATTTCTCTCATAAGCTTTTGTAATGTTTTAAGAAATCCACGGCAACCGCCAATTGGAAATCCATCGGAAGCAATTGAGGGGTCAATAACATAGTTGCGAATAAAGGTGTTCATCGCATCAATGATTAATATTTTTTCAGACATTTAATTTCACATTACCCATTCAATTGATTGTTTACCTTGTGCAGAAACAGTTCTTTTCTTATCTCTGTTTTCACCTTTATTTAGATGAGCTTCAGAGGCTCTAAAAACACCTACTTTAAGAGAATCATCTCGACCGCAAGCCACGACACATAAACTTCCAAGGTGTTCGGGTGGGATCATCCAATTATCCTTACAGGTAAACTTAATATCATATTCGAAATCTTCTAATTTACAATCATGAGTAGCGCCATCCATAATGTTAAGTTCTTTTTTTATTACTGTTTCAAAAACGGTTCCTAACATAGTTTTTTCAGTCTTAGAAAGTTCTTCAATCTTGGAACGACCTGTATAATCCTCAAATAAAACATGCCTCTTAGTTATATTAAAAGAATGCAACAACTGTTGTCGTTTGGTAGATAAAAACCGTACTAATTTTTTTTTATTTTCCATCTTTTTCTTTCTCCGGTATCTAAACGGCTTCGGGATTTAAAACTCGACACTGTCTTAGATAAGGGCAAACAACATCCCCTATCTCTAAATCGGGGGGATAGTCTCTTTGTTTTTGTTGATATTTGGGAGCATCTTTAGGAAATTTTTTATCCACTTCTAATATAACTGCTGCAATTTGTATGCCCGCGTTTTGATCGTGAACAGCTATAATTTTACACTCACATTCAACCTTCCATGGACCAAACATCCCCCAACTTCGATCACTACCACGACGATTGTTAGATAATATAATGTGATGACCTACAAGGTGTTGATATTTTCCTTGATGTTGATGTTCTATTTTCTTTTTTAATTGGGGTTTCATTATTCCTCCTTAGCCTTTTGTTCTTCTTCCAGGTCATAAAAATCTTCAGCTTTTCCAGTCTTGTTTTCAAACTTTTGAATAACTTCTTCATCTATAATTTCATAAACAAGTTTCGAAAAGTTTGCGTCTGATTTCATAAGCTTTGGGAACGTTGCAGTTTGAAATTTTGTTTCATAGCCGTCCAACTTAAACCATGCACCTGAATTCTGTAATTTATCAGAGGATTTAATGGCAGTTAATAAGGATTCATCATTCATGATACCTACATTGTCGCCAGCCCATAAGATTTTAAAATTACAAATGCGGCCCTGGGTTCCGAACTTTGATTTCTCTAGCTTGGCTTTTACTTCACTGCCAACTCTATAACCATTTTCATCTTCGATAAATGTTTTCTTTCCTTTCAATCCTGTCAACCATATTCTTAAGGAATAGGCATAAATAATGGCTTTACCACCAGGAGTAAACCAAGGTTGAGAAAGCATCATCATTGGATTGCTAACATTAATATTTGTTTTTAATTGATTAAGAACCAGCAGTGTTGATTGAGATCTAGACAATGAAGTCATTAATTTTTGCATTCCCAAAGAAAGGACGCGGGGTTTCTGGGCCATAGAAGATTGGGGGTTAAAATCTTTTTCAAGATCTGCGCGGCATGGAGTCATAGCCAATGAATCTATAATGAACAAATAACGGTTATCTGGATCATTAGACATACAAAGCTCTACTGTTTCCAATACCATTTCTATGTCTTCCGGCTGTAGAATAATGATTTGGTTGGTGCCATCCATATCGCAACCAAGCTTATCCAAGAATTCACTAGTCATGGTAGCTTCAGCATCAAAATATAGAACCTTAATTCCTTTTGCCTGGGCTTGGTGAGCGACTTGGCCAGCCATGTAAGACTTACCAGAGCTTTCAAGTCCTGCAATTTCTGTAACGCGACCTACAGGAATGCCCGCTTGTTGACCGCGACATATAATTGAATCAAGCCAGCGAGAACCAGTCGAAATCCAATCTTTAATATCTGCGGGATTTTCTTGATCGCCTGAAAAAGCAATTGTTCGGCCTGCTTTTTTATTGATCATCTTTAATATATCTTTTGAAGATAATTTTCCGTCACTCATAAAATCTCCCTATAACAAAAGAAGCCTTGCATCGCTGTGACACGGCGCAAGGCTTCCAAAAACTCAGTTTTAAGCTTTTAATTTACGCAGTTAATTCTTTGATAGCTTCGTCCACACTGTTAAGAACAGATGGGCTTTCCATGGGACCGTTCGCAGGACTTAAAAATGACTCAAGAATCATCTTAATATCCTCAGTGGACTTTCGTTGAAAAATATCATTAATATTTGGAACATTACTAAGAATATCAGCAACTTGATCTTTAGATTTAGAAAGTTTCGAAGACTTTCTTTTCGGGATCAAGTTAGTTTGTGGGAATGCGCCTTTGGCTTTTGGAAGGGTATAGTTTAATGTAAAATCTACACCCGAATCCACATCCGTTATATCTCCATAATCTGGATTTAGAACAAGCCCCAGCAGAGTTTCGTAAATGGTTTTACCGTAACCCCAAATTCGAACTCCAGCTTCTTCTTCACCTCGTACAACTACAGGTGTAAAGAAACGCTGGCGGACAAAAAGGCCTTTCGCCATTTTCTTACTCTCATCGGAATTCTCTTTCCATAAACTGCTAGCGAATTCACAAATAGGACATTCTTCACCAAACTGACGTTTAGGACAAAGGATTCCGCCTCGGGCAGCTTCGCCTAAATTATAATGAAAATGAAAGACCTTAAAGGGATCTCCATCTTCGGTAGGAACAAGTCGTATTTCCTGATCACCTTCAGATGGTTTCCAGAACACATTATCTTTTTTTGATTGGCCACCGTTTTCACTAGCCGCCAATTTTTCTCGCATTTTTGCTAAGTCAATTGCCATTATTTATTTTTCTCCTTTTTTAAGGTGAGGTTATCAAATCTCATAACCCCCCATATTTATCACTGTATAAAAGACGTA